ACGCTCTGTGGTTCTTCAGCCATCGCTGTGGCGACTTCCATCCCATCCATCGTAGCGATCGAACGGGTCCGGCCTCCCCTGCAGGATGACCACCGCACGGCGATAGTAGTGGTTATCCGTCTTTCCAACACGCTCTAAGTGGTCGCGGATTTTGCGCCAGTTTTCAAGCGTGTCCCGGTCCATTACCGGCCTTGCCCTCTGAGCGGCTTGCGGCCGCGGCGCCGGGGTCGTGAGTGTTGGCCGTACCCCTGGCGCGTGGTCTTCGGTGGACCAGGCTGATGCTCGATGCGAGCGGTGCCGGTCTTGCTACGGACCGCCATCAGCCTTCTTCGCCATCGCCAACAGGCTCCACATCATCATCAGATACAGGCTCAGCAAGAACAGGAGCGTAAGGGTCAACTGGCCACACGGGATAGTCGGCACCAGTAATGTACGCCGCTAATTCCTCAGTGTTGGCGGTGTCACGAATTGCGGTCACCTTGACGCCAGTGGCAAGGCGAATGTCCTCACGCCAAGTTTTCAGCACTGGGTCCGCCACCTTGCCGTTGTCAGCCTCGCGGATGATGATCCAGTCAGTAGGAGCCAGCAGGGTGTTGGCGGTAGTGCGGGTTTGCTGCGTCCACTGCTCCACCAGTTGGGTGTGGTCCTTAGGAATCAGCTTGCCCTTGTCGTCATATCCAAAATAGAACCGCTGGTCGTACGGTTGCGGGTCGGGCACCTCTGTGATGCCGATTGCCAGACGTTCTTTCTGGCTGCTCAGACGGAGCCAGTTTGCGGGGTACTGGATGCCAGCGTGCTTAAAGGGCACGTCAGGGGCAAGTGGCTGGCCGTCGAGGATGAACATGGGTCTAGGCTCGTGTGTTAATCGTAGCGGCAGTGGGATCCTTGTTCACTACTCACCTGGCGCGGGAGTAATTAAAGGGTGACTCCGCGAAGGCGGCGTAAATGTAGGTATTACCATTAGCGTTAACTGAACCATCTGTGTCGCGGATTTTGAAGCCGTTGCTAAGGATGTCCATCTGAGCAAGCGTTGATTCCGCATTGCTTAGGTTTGGAAAGAGTCGCAACGACGCTGCGTTATAAGTATCGCGTGCAGTATCGAAAATTCTCCAGTTATTGCCTGAAGCGCTAGTTTCTTTCTGTAAAATCCACCTAGGTCTGAATCCACAGAACACAAACGGACCATCGCTCGATCCGTTGCCGGTGTAGCTGCCGAAAGAAGAGTACCCGGATACTGGGGCGAAGCAGTAGGCAAGAATGTTCCCGCTAGTTCCTCCTGCAACCAAGCGTGTTTCGCGTATTCCAAATGTCGTGCTTGACGTAGAAAAAGTGCTGGTTCCACCGCCAGCGGCGTTGGTCGTATTAAGCGTCACCCAATTACTTGTGGGACTTGGAATGCTGCCGTGGTAGACAGTCCATTCGTCAGCAACATTTCGGACCTTGAAAATCACAAAGCTGGGAGCAACGCCAAGTCCGTGACCAAAGGTGCTAATTGTTGACGATGCACTAGTAATTGAATAAGTACATATTGAGAACCCCGCACTCGCATTAGCCCGCACCTGACTAGAGATGGAGCCTTGTGTGTTCGTGACGGTGGAGCTGCCTGCGTCCCACGTCCAGGCGACGTAGGTTCTGCCGCTCAGGTTCCAGTAGCCAGCGCCAAAGGTTCCGTCAGTGCCGTTGGCAACGCTGAATCCTGTGGAGTCAAAAGAGCTCAGGTAGCCGTAAGCAGACGCGCCAGTCGTTCCTGATCCTTCGGCAGCGGTGTAATCCGACGCAAGATCTTTGTTGTTACCAGCACCCCTCACGATGTCGTAAATCTGGTGGGCATTGGATCCGTTCCTTTGTTTCCCCCACACCAGATCTGGCGAGAACCCGAGACCAGTAAAACTTCTAGCGCCACCTGAACCGGACCAGGTGAGCACGTCAAAAACCGTGGAAGGCTTTGTGACTGATGGGGCGGGCAGGTTTGCTGTGCAGAGTGCTTTGAAGCCGCTGGGGGCGGTGTAGGCGAAGGCGCGTTGGCCGAAGTTCATGCTGGCCACGGAACTTCCCGACGTGTAATCTCCTACTGCTGAATAAAAAGTTCCTGACAGTGACGAGAATGCTGTCCCTTGACTTGTGTTGTTTTTGTAAAAAACTAAGGTTCCTGCATCAAGATCAAGAGCTATCCCAATCACATCATTTGATGTGTAGGATGCGCCATAGGCAGTTGAAGAACCGTTGTTGTACTTGTTACCAGATTGCAAATATGCATAACCATCTGCGGTAGATCCAAGCTCGGCATTTGTTCCACCGATTTTCAAAACGCCCACTGAAATGCTAGTGGCTGTTGTAGGGGTTACCTCCCAGTACCATTTCCCAGAGCTAACAGCAATGGTGCCAACAGAAGTGGCGCTTCCGGTGGTTGATGTTGTTACATCCAGATTGCCATTGCTGAGTGTATTTCCAGAAACGAATAGGGGATTCAACGTGCAGTACCCGCCCCTAACCTCACCCCCCACGCCCGTGTCCGTCTGGCTGCCATTAGTGGGAACGTCTACGAGGCTGTCGTTGCCTGCACCAGCGGTGACGGAAAGATTCGTCGGGGTGAAATTGTTGCCGTTCCCGCTCGTATCTTTTCCAAGGGTCGCTGCGGTGTTGTTGCTGTTATCCGCGAACTCAAGGTGTGCTCCGTTAGTTCCGTAGCTGCCGGTGTATGCCTTGGGGTTCCACACGCCGGTGGTGGCGTCGAACTCCCCGAATGAGGTCGGGTCAAGTTGCTGACCGTCAATCAGATAAATATCGGCCAAATACCCATCAAACGGAACAGCAAAGTTTGCCATACAGCCAATGTTGTGCTGACTTGTGCTATTGATCTGGGTGTCAGCGTTCTGTGAATAATCTTGAGAGGAGTTGAAAGTAGTTATCTCCGATCCATTGACATACATCTTGATGCGATTGCTCGCAGTGCCTTGAGTCGTATCGACGGCAAGTACAATGTGATACCAAGCAGACGGATCGCGGTAAACAGAGGCGGTTCTGCGAAATGCTATCTGGCTGCCACCGGATACTTCCTGTAAGGACAGCGCATCAACGACAACGCCTGTGTCCCAGTACAGAACAAAATAGTTAGAACCGTTTGGGTCGCTAGAGAAGATGTATCCGCCGCTTCCAAGCTTGCTTCGCTTCACCCACGCTGCCCACGTCCACGTCTTGCGATTACCAGCAGATGCAGGTGTGCGGCTTAAGTAAGCAGAATCGGCGGAGTTGAAGCGTAGTGATCTAATCCCTGTAGCGGCAGCAGTAACAGTCCGCAGAAGCAGCGGATTGGCGTTTCCGGGAACTCCCATTGCTTAGCTCAGGTTGGTGATCAGCGTAGCGGTGATTTTCGTGCTGGACTGGACCGAATACACCAAGCAATCCACAGCAGCGGCAGTAGTGGTCAGCGTTGGTGCTGTGCCGCCGGTGAAGTCCCAGTAGCTGCCGTATGCCAAGGTATGCGATCCGGTGCTTTGCGTGATCCAGATACAACCGCTTGCTCCAGCGGTCAAGTTGGTCGGGTTGGCGAGAGTGCGGTTGCCGCCGAGTGTCACGCTGAAGTTGTTGGCGAGGCTGAAATCAGGTGTGATCGTGGCGCCGTCGGTCAGAGCAGAGATTGCACCGCGCTGTTGTGCTGTGAAGGTTTGCGCCGTGGCCAGTGCGGCGTAGCTTGCCCAAGACAGAACACCAGAGGCATTGGTGCTGAGTGCTTGGCCGCTGGTGCCATCAGCACTAGGTAGCGTCCATGTGACGTTGGTGCTGATCGTGGAGGGTGCCTGCAGTGCCACCCAGTTGCTGCTGTCCGAATCCGCAAAACGCAGGTCGGATTGGGCGTTGAGGGTGATGTCGCCGGTGAAGGTCGCGCCAGAGAGGGCAGCCAGACCCAAGTTGGCGACGGTCACGTCACCGATGGTGATCCAGGCGCTGTTGGCCGCATTGCGCAGTTTCAGCAGCGGGTTAGGACTGACGCTGGTGTCAATCCAGAGCTGATAGGCGTAAGTGGTGGTGGGGGCGGTAGAGCCAGAGTTTTGGCTGACGATTGCCGCCAGGATCGTGTTCAGCTCCGCCCGGAAGTTTGCACCGGACTGGTTAGCAAGGTTGTAATCAGTTGCCTGTGCCATTAGGTGATCTGCCTGCCGTGGCCAACGGCTTGGTAGTCAAAGGTCTTACTCACCATGCTACCTCCACTGTTTCTGAAGGTCACTGTGAATCCAGTGCGGCTAATACTGGAAAGGGTGAAGTAGTCGCCGGTGGCCATATCCTGCGCCGTGATGCCCACGCTTGGTGTGCCATAGAAGGCGGTCGGGAAGGTCACGCTATAGGCTGTAGCACCACTGCTGAGGTTGCGCTGCTGTTCGGTGCGGCGCTCGAAGTCAGCTTTGACGCCCAGCTCCTCCACCACCACGTTCTGCGCTGGGTTGCTGCTAGTGGCCACCAACTTGAACTGGAAGCCGCGACCACGGTGGTTGTTGTTGACGAATGGCTGCCAGTCGCGCCAGGTCGGGGTGCCTGATGGGTTGTCGGATGTTGTACGGACAAACAGTTGGCAGTTGGCCGCACCAAGGTCGTCGCCGTCGATGTCGTCCCACAGGTCGATCAACTCCAAGCGCTCATCCCAGGTGTTGCCGGGTTCGTAGGAACGTGTCTTGAGGATTTGCTGCAGACCCAAGTCGTAGACAGCACCTAGGTTGAGAGTTTCGGCGAACTGGTACTCGCCTTCGCTCACCGCACCGCCGATGTAGTCGATCAGACCCAAACCATCCCAGTTGTTGTCGGTGGCCATGGCATCAATCAACGTGTCGGCTGACAGCACCAGACCGACCTCGGTCTCGTTGTAGTACATGTCAGTGGCAGTGCCGTTGAAGGGCGGACTGTTGTCTTCCTCGCGGTATTCCTGCACTAGGAACAGATCCTGTGGTGCGGGCAGATCAACCACCACGCTGGCTGTGCCAGCAGATTCGTTGCCGAGGGAATCAACGGCACGGATGAAGTAGGTGCCCTCCAGCAGTGGGACGATTTTGCGGGTGCTGCTGCCGGCAACTGCAGGCACGATGTCGTTTGAGCGCCCCCATGTGGCGGTTACATCTGTCAGTGGGGTGTGGCGGATGCGGACTTTGCCGCCGATCTTCACGTCAAGGTCAACCGCCTGCGGCCAGTACAGCTCAGCGGTGTGCTCATCAATCGGGGCGATGAACAGGTCAGGGATGGTTTCCGGTGGTGCCGTCTTGCCGATGGCGTCATAGGTCTTGGTGGCAGCAGGGGATCGCTTGCTGTTGATCGCACCAACGGCAGTCACCTCAATCTCGTAGCGCCCCACGTCACTGTTCTGGATCTCAAAGTCGACAGAGCGGACGTTGGTGGTGACCCAGTTGCCGTTGTTGTAGCGATAACGCACTTCATAGGTCAGGGCACGTTCAGCAGCACGCCAGCCGACAATCAACTTGGCCAGCACCTGGCCGTTGCTTTCGTAGAGAACCTCATTGACAATTAAGTTTGTCGGCGCCAGTGGCGGTTCGTTCAGGTCAGAAACGTCGCGGGTGCCGAGCGGAACATCCCGCTCCACATAGTCGTATTTGGTGGAGTTGTAAGCGACGGCGGTGATGCCATAGGTTGCGCCGTCTGTTTCCTTGACGTTCAGCACACGCCAAGTCGACATTTGGACTTCTGTTGTGCCAATTGTCCACGGCGCACCAGCAGCAGGTGCCTCGGCCAAGGTGCTGCCGGTAAAGACAGAGTTACCCACCAGCGAGGAGCCTGCGTTGATAGCAAGTTGGCCGCTGGGCAGCAGGACGTTGAAGGTGAAGCTGGCAGGCGGACCGCTGGGGAACAGGTCAACGTCTGTGCGATCTAGGCGGACGCGGGTGGTGGTTGATCCGGTGGTGCAACGGCCAGAGCGCATCACACCAGCACGAACTGGATCGCCGATCTTGATCAGGTCGCCAGGGCGGACTGTGATGCCGGCGGCGATGTCAGTGCTAAAGCTGACGATTTCAGTCTCGTTTTGTTCGGTGTAAAGCAGCCACTCACCAACACGCCGCGCTTGTCCTTGGCTGGTGCAGGCAAAGGCAGAAACCTCGATTTTGACAACGCCGAACTTGTCGATGCCTTCCTTGTCTTCGACGACCTCATAGGCAAGGTCGCGCAGGTCCATGTCGAAATACTGCACCACAGCAACGGTGTGGCGAGTCTTGAGGCTGCTGCCGCTGTAAGAAAAACCTTCTTCGGTGACGTTGGTTTGATTAAAGATGTAGGAATAATCCTGCGGGCGATCCTGCGAGATTTCCAGTGCACCAGCCGACCAGAACGGCATTGCACGGAACACTGAGCACAGATCGTTGATCAGCTTGAACGCTTCTTCTTGCGTCTGGATGACAACGTTGCAGGCGAAGCGCGGTTCCTGACCACCTTTGCCATCAGCGACAACCTCCGCGCAATACTGACTGGCGGCTAGGAAGCTCCACTTGTCGAGCTGCGCTGCGTCGACGTGATCGCCAAAGCCGTAACGCTTACTGACCAGCAAATCCCAAAGGATCCAGGCTGGGTCAGTTGTCCATTGCGCTGCAGCAAATGTGCCGTTCCAAGTACCTGCGTAAATCAGGCGACCGTTCTGTGGGTTGACGGTTGCATTGTTTGGGATGCGTACTTTGATGCCGCGAATCTTGTAAGCACGCGACGGGATACTGCTGAACTGCTCGGCGTTGAGCTTGACTGCAAATAATGCGCTGTTTGGGTATGTCGTTTTGGCGTTAATTTTTTCGGTGTAGTCGTACCAATAGAAGTCGCTGTTTTCAGTTGTGCTGCCTGAGGGTGCGGCATCGGCATTGACACGCACCACGCGAATATCAACTGGTGGCGGTGCGGTTAGATCAATGCGGTGGATGCGTTGGTATAAGTCAGCGGTGCGGCCACGGATTTCGCTTTCAACAACAGTTGAAAAAGGACCGCCGCTATATGAGGCTTGGATACGGTACTGGATTACAGCACCTTCAACGTCTCCGTTACTTTTGAAAATTTGCAGAGCTGGCGTACCAATCGTTACGCGCACTGAGTTGACATCAGTGTCAGTGATAGATCGGGTTACAGATGATGCTTGCGTGACTTTTGTATTGACGGTTGTAGTGCTTTGGTTGGCATCACCTACGTTTTGGGTGTAGGTCTGGTTTTGCGTGCCAGTACGGAACTCAAAGACAGCATTTGTGATGTCAAAGTTGTAATCAGATGCCTGGGCATTGGTAGGATCGGCACCGCCACGAAGTATTGGTGTGTTGTTGAGGTAAACATCCTTCAACATTGCGACGTTGTAATTCGTCGTGCCAACGGCATAATCCTTGGCGGAAGGAAATCCCTCGATTTCGCCTTCACCTAAAAGGTCGATAATGCGTGCAACTTGGCGGGAGTCAAGGTTGTCGCGAGTGACATTGGCCGAACCACCGCCGCCTCCACCACCGCCCTTGCCGCCGCCTCCACCGCCGCCGCCACCTGCACCAGCAATCAGACGCTTTTCCATATCAAACTTCTTCGGTGTTGATGCCGGCAGAAATAATCACGCTGCCGGTTAACACTTCGCCGTAAATAACAGGAACTGGTACACCTTGACGGCTGACGTTTTGGATGCCGCTAAAGCTATACGATCGACGCGGATCGGTTGCGCTGTCAGTTCCAGAACTGATTGTTGAGGTCGGAGTCAAAAGTTGGGCGACACCGCCAAGTACCAAGGCTGCACCTACTGCGCCAATAGCAGAGGCAAACGCGCCACCAACAAGGCCGGAAACAGCAACACCGCCGGCCGTTCCGCTTAATCCAGCGCCAAGTCCAAGGAAGCCGCCGCCTACTGGACCAAGCAGGATAGCGGCTGCAATCAGACCGACGCCGGCCAAAATCTGTCCAGTGCCGCTGCCAGCACCACCAACAACGGGCACGATCCTGATGGCTTCTTGTGGTGCGGCTGGGTAGTGCAGTTGCATCGGCTCATCTGCAAGCTGCAAACCAAGCCGGCCAACAGTTACCTGGTATTCGCCTTCACTCATCACGCCACGGAGGCTGGGGAAATTGGCCAGCAGGAAACGGATTGCCTCAGCCGGTGACTTCACCGCAGCCTTGAAACTCCGTTGTCCCAAGTGCTTTGCCAGCTTGCCGTAGACCTTGATGACCCGGAACATTTCAACACCTGCTGGTATGCCGAACAATCAAGCCTGTGCTCTTCTGATAGTAGCCACCCCACAGGTCACGGCTACTGAGTCGACCCCTCAGGTGATGCAGAAAAAGTTGGTCGCCTAGGTACACACCAACGTGGTTGAGACCCGGTGATCCATCAAGGCGCATCAGGATTGCGTCGCCGTATTCAGGCAGCTCCAGTCCCATGTCCATGAAGCCAGCCTCGGCAAAACACTCCTCGAACATGGGCGCCTGGTGAAAGTCCATCATGGATGCTGGGCGATCCCAGTCCGGTAGGTCCAGATCCAGCTCCTCCTTGTACCAGTCGCGCACCAGCGTCCAGCAGTCGCTGACGCCCCACACCCACTGCCGTCCGGTCAGCGATGCCTTGTAGCCGGATGGTTTGATCTCGCACCACATCTGGGTGCCGGGATTGCAGATAAACCAGGGCAAGCCTAACTTTTCGCAGGACATGCGGTCGGCTTCACTGGGTTGTGCGGGACTGCGCGGGTGGCTGTGGAAGATTGCCGTGATTTCGCCAGCATCTTCAGCGGCGGCATAGTCCTCTGGGTCAATGACAAAAAAGTCTTGGTCGGCGGCAAGGTTTTTGCATGGCCAGTAACGCTCGCGCCCTTTGACAACCAGCACCAAGCCGCACGCCTCCCGTGGCGCTTCCTGCAGCGCGTGTTCTTGTGCGTCGTGTTTCCAGTGAGTCATCCGTAGAAGGTGCCAGCGCTGGGGAATGATCCAAACGGTAGGTCGGCAAACTCACCAAAACGCTTTTTGCAGGAGCTGATGCGCTTACCGCAAACATCCTTGAGGGGATCAGTTGTGCCCGTTACCACCCGAGGCTCTGTTGCACTGCTTTGCCCTTGCGACCAAAGAGAAACGTTTGCGCTTGTATAAAGATTTAAAACGCCGGTATTGCCTATGTTCAATCGGTTATTTGCATTGCCAGTCACGGCAGTAATTTCATATTGCGGACCGGCTGAAGTCAAAACATCCACAGATGGGTTGCCATACTTGAAAGGATTTCCATCAGACAATGTTTTTGTCAAATTTATCGCTTCACCTTGATACCAAGTTCCGGTCGACGCAGTGATAGTTGCGCTTTGGATTAGGTTCCATGCATACGCTTGGCCGCTGTAACTGTTTTCCGTGGTAGGACTAGATTCAAATACAAATTGAACAGTTAAAGATCGACCGTCAATCGTAAAAGTTTCTGTTTGCGTATTGGTCAAACCAGCAGAACCAGGGTTAGACCCAACACATTCATATCCAAAACCACCGGAACGTCCAGTGGATACATCGGTTGGATACCAACCCAAAAATTGCATTGTTGTTGGCTGCGCTCTGGCAACTGTGTTGGTCGCCCAAATAGCTGAACTGCCGTTGTAAATAACAAGGTTGCCATCAGATTGCATCTGTAACCGATACGTGCCATCGCCGTAAACAGTGTTACTTGCCCAAGTGGCCACACCAGCTTTGTTGTACATAACAAAGTTGCCGTCCGATTGCATGACAGCGCGATACCAACCATTGGACGAAACAATCGCATCGCCTTCGTTCAAAACTTCTCCAACCGTCAATTCGTTGCCAAACGAGGTTGCGTTGAAGTTTGTTGCAGCCACTGAGTTTACGGGATTATCAAATTCGTCAAAATAATTAGTGCCTGTGTAGCCGCACTCTGCACTGCGGTATTTCCACTGGCAGATGTTGGCGATGACTTGACGCTTTGGTGCGCGCACACCAGCCAGGTCGAAAACGGCGGCAAGCTCGAACTCGACGATCTCACGGTTTTCAACTGATTTGCGGTCGATGTAATACACCTCACGCGGCATTTCCTCGTTCGCGGGTGTGCCGTAAGGATTGGTGCCGCCGGTGAAGTTGACCGGATCCAGAAAACGGCTGAGCGTGCGGATGCGGATCAGCTTGGCGCCAGTCAGGTCATTGCCGGGTGTGATCTCGTTGACGCCAAGCAGCAGCGCGGAGATGCTGCCAAGCAAGTTGGAGATGCGGATGCGTGGACGCGGGAGCTGGCCGTTGCCGTTGTACTCAAATCCCTCGGCTTCAATGGGCAGAGGTTGGTACGGTTCGCCCTGCCAGTAAATGTCGCCCGCTGGTGTTTTCTGGTTAACGCCAGCATGAAAGCGAACAATCTCCGCACTGCCGTGCAAATCCAAGTCAAGGTGCAGCTCGAATAGTTCAATGATCGCGTAAGGATTGGAGCTAAGTAGCTCCTTGAACATTTCGCTCATGGTTCATAGACCTCTATGAAATCAGCTTGCACAGTGTTGTTGTTGCAGCTTGTCATATCCATAGACCACTGCGGGCATACATATTTGCCGGCAGTACCACGAGGGGGCGTCCAGTCAAAAGACTCAGAGCCGCCCCGTGCTTCTAAGAAGGCAAGGATGTTGTCGCGCTCCGCATCCGTTCGATTAGCGAAAGTTAGCCGCCAGGTTTTTGGGTCAGTATTCAGGCCAAACCGCAGGCGCTGCTCATAGCCATCACCAAACTGCACACGCCGAACACGCGGCTGGCTTTGCTCTGTTGCCGTGAAGCTGGGCGTGTATGTAAAGGTGGCCATTATGCGAGCAAGCCTCCTGGGCGTTTCTGCTTGATCAATTCTGCTTGAACTGCTGCACCAACAACACGACCCAAAGCATTGGCATCAGGAGCATTGCCTTGCACGCTTGAGCCGCTGGCATCGACACTGACATTTACAGTCACAGGTCCGCCACCACCTGAAACGCCAAGCCGACCATCACGACCACGGCGCAATGGCATGATCGCCTCAGGTCCGGCCTCCCCCATCAGGCCGATGCCATTAGCAAACGGGAACACCGTTGGTTTGTTGATGATGCCGCCACGGGCGAACTTCTGGATGCCGTTCTGGGCATAGACATTGCCCATGGCATTAGCACCAAACCCGATGGTGGTGCTGAGTTTGCTAGCTGCGTTAAGCAGGTTGCCACCGCCGCCACCTGGCAGGAGGCTTTTCAATGTTTGCAGCAGTGGCGCAATGATCAGCAAGCGAGTGACCATGCGGGTTGTTTCTTCCACAATCGACAGCGCAAACTGCCGGAAGTTAAACGTGCCGGTGGTCGTCAGCGAGACAATCGAATCCTCCAGTCCCTTAAAAGCACTTTGTGTAACTGTGCTCAAGTTGGCGCCAAGGGTGCCGATGCTTTCAATGTAAGAACCGATGCCAGCACGGAAGTCATCCATGGCTGACGTGGTTTTTTCGACTGAGGTGTAAAACAGTTCGCTGCCCATAGCAGCCTCAAAGCCAGCGCCCTTCAGTTCCTTGAATTTCTCGATGAGTGCGTTGGTTTCTTGCACCTGCAACTTTTGCAGATCAACTGATCTAGTCCGCTGAATGTTGGCTTGCTGCTCACCACTCAGCGCTTCACGCAATGCTTTGTCAGCATTGGCAATTACCACTCGGCGCCTTTCGGCATATTCGAGCTGAATCTTGCGCATCGGATCCATTTCTCTTTCAATCTGCAACTCGGCGCGTGACTGCTTAAGTGCATTGGCTGAATCAAGCAATGCTTCACGCCGACGCTTGGCCGCATCATCTGCCTTCTTCTTGCCTCCATCTCCAGTGCGCAGGGCACTGAGATCCGGCGTGGTGCCAGGTGGTGGTGTTGGAATGTTGGGCATCGTGAGCGCGCCTGAAATGCCCGTGCCGATCTTTTTCATCAGATCATCGATCAGCGTGCCAAGACTTACAGCCAACCCAAGACCGATAGCGCCACCGCCAATCACGCCAAGCGCTTTCGCCTGCGCAGGTCCAGGAGTCTGCAGGCCAGTGATCAAACTAAGCACCGCGGCGCGTGCTGTTTGCACTGCAAGTGTTGCCCGCTCGATGCTAAGCATTCCAAGCATCACC